ATCACCTGGGGGGACAAACCTGCTCCGGCATCAAGGGTATATTCAAATGTCAATGTCATGGTATCACCCCCGCTGCAGCTGAACCGAGTAGGTGAAGCGCAGAAGATTGTTAGAGGTCTTGAACGGGTACTCAAGCGCAAAACTGGCTGTAATCGCTGCCCCTGCCGGAGGCGGTGTTGTGAATTTTAATCCCGGTACGGTTTTACCTAAAAAGAAGGTTGAGCCGTAGCTTTGACCGTCCCTTGTCGGCAAGTTCTGGTAGTACAGATTGTAAGTCCAGTTGTAGCTTATACTGCCGGATACCGTTGCTGTTTCCACCTGCTTTGTTCCCACATTGCCTGCGGCATCAACTGTCGATGTCGGGATAGCAGTCAGCCCGGTGCAGGTACCGTTTGCAATGCTGATGTTCATGGTGGGATCATTATCCGCAGCAACTTTAGCGGTCAGACGCACATATCTTCCGTTATCCGGACTTATTGTAAAAAAGTCGGTTATATCTGAGTTTTGTGCGAGAGCTGCATTTACCTTTGACGCAACAGTTGTAGCCGAATCTCCACTTGAAACCGGCACTGAAAGTGTAATTGGGGAATTAGCCATCCCGGCGGCCGTTACAACAACGGCTGCATTTCCCGCAGTTCCAATTGTTCCGGTCACATAGATGTTTTCCTGCTGCTTAACCGGGGCAACACCGGCTGTTGTATTGGTCGAGGTCGAAACGGTGGTCAGTCCCGCGCAAGTTCCGTTTGAAATTGCAATATTAAGGTTTGAAACATTTGCTGCCGGTGCTTTGGCGGTTAAGATCACATCCGCACCTGAAACAGATACATCATACACTGCGGTAATATTCGCATTGTTTTCAATGGCTGTTTTTATCTTGTCCGCCACAATACTCGCCGTATCCGATGAGGCCACCGGTACCGAGAGAGTGATTGGAGAACCTGTAATACTGCTTGATGTTATGACTACGGCGGCATTGCCTTCGCCACTAAGGAACACTCTCCAATACCTCGCTGATGTTTCTGTAAACTTCCAAACCTGTCCTGTCCTTGAGAGCCCGGAGACATCCGTCCAATCAACACCATTGCTTGAATATTGGATCTTAAGGGTATCGAGTCTTGCAGACGGAACCGTCAGGATATCAATCTTTAGTGTGTTGCAGGACTTCTCGGTTCCAAAGTCAATAATAATTGGATTTACATCGTTTACTGTGCAGGAAGAGGGATACACCGACCTGTCATAACAGTTCCACCAGGCAAGCGGATCGCGGTAGTCATAGCTGCTGCTCGGTGTTTTTGACGCAAGGTCACCGAAAGTTACTTCAGCATCCTTGCAACTTAGAGCCGCCGTATGGTAGTTTTCATACCAGTCGCCGCAGTTATTTTCATAGTCCACTACAAAGTCCGTTCCTTCGGTCAGTTCCTCGCCATCTATATAAACCCTCGCCGTACCTGCCTGTATCAGTGGCGCTTTGATGTTGAATTCTTGTGTTTCCCCATCGCCTTCGCCGATGACAATTTGATTTACTTGGTATGGAGGAAAAACCTCGTGGTTGGGGAAGGTAAATGCTCCGACCCCAGCTACACCAAGGTGCTTGACCAGCCGATTATTGCACTCGCTGTCAAGGAAAGTGGTGACGGGCAGGTCGTACTGGTAGGTGGTGGTATTCCCAGTGCCGCCGCTGAAGGAATAGCTTTTACTGCCGTGATATTTCACGTTCATATCCGAGGAGTACTCCACCGGAAAGCGTGAAAAGCGCACATACCCGTCCGTGCTGCCGGTAAGCAGCCATCGGAACAGATAATTGTTATCCGCTGTGGGATAAACACCGTTTGTGCCGAAGCCGGAGGGGGTGCAGGTGGCGTAGAAGGTTGCGGTTATATACACCACATCCGTATCCGTCTTTGCAATGGCAATCTGATTTCCTTCGGAATCCTGCAGCATGGCATGGGACATGATGTAGTATGAGTCTGACCATGTTCCACTGTAAACACCCTCCAGAGCCACCTCGGTAATGGTGGAGCCGTTGCATTCCGTCGCTTCCAGCTTTATTTGCTTTGTAGTATGCGAAGTCGGATATTCATAAACCGTTTCCAGCGTCGTCACAGCTTTGCGCGTAAGATGTGTAAAAAGGGCGGTATCCGTAACGGCGGGCGTCCCCGTTCCAGTACCAACTGCGATATATCTGAACAGGTCTGTCGTTTTACTCAGCGGAGAAGCCGTCAGCCTGCTATTAAAATAGTAGTTTGTAATGACGTTGAAGCCGACTGCTGTCTGCTTGATTTTACCGCTTACGGCATCGACGACCTTAATGTCAAAACGGTTGTGAAGAACAGCTCGTTCTTGTATCTTCATTTTGAAAACCTCCTAAATCGGTAATGTGGAAACAGGCTGCAGGCTTACAGACGAAGCCACAACCGCAATGACAGCCGTATGTGCAGGTTGGAAATATTCAGCGAAAACAGCCTCGTCAATCCAGGTTCCGGCTGAAATTGCAGATATGCCTGCGGTTTCATTTTCCAAAGCAAAGTAGTCAATAGTTTCTGCAGGGGCAGTAGCAGTCAGTGCGGGAAGGAACCATCTTTGCGATCCAAGTTTGTAATACCAAAGAGAACGGTATTCCGGCATAGTAATGGTCACCGGAGTTGTTCTGCGGATATCGGCACTTGTGTAGAGGATAATTGCCTGCTCGTCACTGTCATAAAGCGCTTCGGTGAATGTCACTCCAGATACGGAGAGGGTGCATTTCACCAGAAATCCTGCATCGATACTTCCGTATAACGGCTTTGTGAGATGAAGCTTGAAACCGTAGCAGAAGAAACCCGCCGTGCGATTCAGCTTTTCCACCGAGGCGACAGAAATTTCTTCGGTGTCCGGTTCGTCCAGCAGGATATATGGATAAGCTGTATGCACGGATGCGTACTCTTTGTTCAGTGTATCAAGCTCGGTTATATTGGAAATCCACATCTGCGCGTTTGAAGCGTTGATGTGGACTGTTTCCGGACGGACACTCATTCCTGCATAGTTTCGATGTGTCAGTGCCAGCAGCATCCTTCCGCTGTTCTGCGTCAAAAATCCGATACGAAAATCGTTGGTGCGGATAACCGACAGCGTCATGTTACCTGTACCAAGCGCAGAAACTTCATGTTCCGCTTCCCAGACATATGAGCCGTTGTCCTGACAGCAGAGCGCACGGTAATATACAGAGCCGCTCTTGAGATAGCCGATGATCAAGCCCTGGTCGAGGTCCGGTTCAATGCTGGACTGCCAGCCTTTGCAGGCGGATATTTGGGAAACCCCTGTAGCAAGCAGAGTGGCATTATCATTGTTACGCCAGATCTGAACATACAGATTGCCGTTCCGAACATAAAAGATATACGGATACTCCTCGGTTTGAAGATAATACCATTCCTTTTCGGCATTCATTTTCCACACGCCGTTAAATTCAATCGCCACGTCGGTTGCTGCACCGAGCGTCCATTGGTACTCCCACGGATACTCCAATCCGGCCGGGAATTTCCGCTTATAGACCTTTGCGATGCCATCGTCTAAACAGATAGCATATGCAAGAGATAAATCCGGTTCGCCGGCTGTCTGGCGCACAGCCACATCACCGAACGCCGGAGAAATGTCCTCGTGAATCGGCTCAGAGAGCAGGGAGTTGACGGAAGTCTGGGTGGCTACCACGCGGAGCTTCGCCATACTGTCCGTGTTTTCCGCCTTAAAACGGTTAGCAAGTTTTTCTTTCAGCGCCGTCGGTATGCTTCTCATGGATCGCTCACCTCGCTTACCGCCGCAAGGGTGGCCTTCACCTTATACCAGCCTGCCGCCTGATAATCAAAATCTCCGAGTTCAATGATTCTCCCGTTGAAAACACCCTGTTTTACCAAGCATTCAAGCATCGGAACGCTATCCTCGGCTCCCATCATCGCGGCTTTCCCGGCTTCATTCACATAGAGGGTCAGCTCATAATGCACTGTCGGCGAACCGAAACGGGTCAGATACTCCGTCCCGTCAAGGGAAGTCTGCATTGTGCGGATGACCTCCTGCGTTTTTCGAAGGCTCACAAAGCGCGTAATGATTTCATTGGTCGCTGTATTTTTCAAATAACTCATACGCGCACCACCTGTCTGAGCCTGTCGATGATGATGTCTATGACTGAGGTCATTTCGCCGGTGGAATTTACACCTTCCACCCGAATTACACCTGTATGCTCAACGGTTTTCCTCACATCAAGCGAGGTGTCGTTCATTACTTTATGAATCCCGGTTTTCATATCAAGGTCAAAGTCGGTGGGGATCGCACCGGCTATATCTTTTTCAACACCTCTCATGGCATCTGTAAAACCCATACCGATGCCGAGGCCCATGTTTTCACCGATACCGGCAAATACAGTTGAGGGCGAGTGAATGCCCAGCAGGCTTTTGGCACCGTCTACAATACCGGAGAAAAACCCGGAGACTTTGTCCGCTATCCAGGAACCGAGAGATTTGATACCTTCCCATAGTCCTGTTACGATGTTTTTGCCGATTTCAAACACAGCCCCGACTGCCTTGCCGAGGCCGGTCACGATAGCCGCGACGATTTCCGGCAGTCTCGCCACAAGCTGCGGTATGGCTTTAATCAGTCCGAACGCAAGCTGTATGGTAAGTTCAATGCCCATCTCAATGATGAGGGGCAAGTTGTTGGTAATAAAGTCAATGATAGTCATGATGATTTCGGGCAGGGCGTCAATCAGTTCCGGCAGCGCGTTCAGCAACCCTTCCGCAAGCCCTTGTATAATGGCAAAGGCAGCTTCAAGGATCTGATCCATGCTGTCCAAAAGACCCTGAACGATGGTGATAATCGCCTCAACTGCCGCAGGAATCAATTCCGGCAAAGCGGAACCAAGTCCCATCACAAGGGCGGTAATCAGCTGCACAGCCGCATCAATGAGCAAGGGCAGATTATCAATCAAAGCGCCTACGATAGTGAGCACTGCATCAACGGCAGCGGGGATGAGCTCAGGCAAAAGACTGAGCAGTGTTTCAAGCACCTGCGTAAACAGGTCGACTACCGTGGAGAGAAGCGTCGGAAGCAAATCCCCGATTGCCCTGAGTATACCGTCGAGGGCAGGCGGCAGAGCCTTAACGATATTCTCAATGACAGGCACCACGTTATCCACCACATGACCGAATGCCTCGACAACATTACCGATCAACATTTCAATGTCAGCATCAGCGTTTCCGAGTCCGGCCATCAGATTGTCGATAGCCGACTGCATACCGGCCATAGACCCACTAATGGTCTCTGTGGCTTCCTTAGCCGTCGTCCCGGTGATGCCCATTTCTGTTTGAATGACATGAATAGCTTCAGTCAGATCCGAGAAGGATGACAGGTCATATTTGATTCCGGAGATTTTCTCGGCATCGGCGAGAAGACGCTCCATCTCAGACTTGGTGCCGCCATAGCCAAGCTTCAGATTGTCGAGCATCGTATAGTTTTGCTTGGCAAAACCCTGGTAGGCCGTTTGAATGGCGGACAGATCCGTACCCATTTTGTTGGCATTGTCCGCCATATCTGTGATGGCCATATCCGCAACTTCAGCAGCTTTTGCTGTGTCGCCGCCGAGTGATTGGATCAGGCTTGCGGAGAAACCCGTGACCGTTTCCATATACTCGTTTGCCGACATACCAGCCGTTTTAAAGGCATTCGCGGCATAGTTCTGCACTGTCTGTGACGCATCACCAAAGAGGGTATCTACACCGCCGACCAGCTGCTCAAAGTCAGCGTATGCCGAAATGACTTCTTTGCCGAGTTTAACAGCGGCTGCTCCGGCGGCAAGAGCAACAGCGCCCATTGCCGCACCGACACCTTTTAATACGCTGCCCAGCTTTTCAAACTTACCGCCGGAACTTTCTGCTTCATCTCCAGACTCTTTCAGTTCGTCGCCAAGGTCATCAGCGGCATCTGCCGAATTGTCCAGTTCGCGCTCCATACCATTAAGTTCGGCTTTGGCATTGTTTAGCTGTATAGCCCAGTTCTGAGTACGGCGGTCATTTTCGCCGAAGCTGTCGGCGGCATTCTTCAAGGCGGATTCGAGGGTGGCGATTTTGTCTTTCTGAGCATCGATTGCCTTGTTCAGAACCTCATTCCGTGCCGCAACCGCCGCTACAGACTTATCCTGCTTGTCAAATTCGGAGGAGACGAGCTTCATCTCACTGCCGAGAACCTTGAAAGTCTGGTTGATATCAGAGAGCGCTTTTTTGAACTCCTTTTCACCCTCGACTCCTATTTTCAAGCCGAAGTTATCTGCCATGCCATCACCTCCTTATGCAAAAATGGGCATGAAAAAGGCACCCCTTTCGGAGTGCCTTATAGATAGAAAAAATCAGTCTACTCTATCATCTGAAAATGCGTGAACGCTTCCCGTATTGCAGCTTGTTTTTCTGCAGGGCAAGGATGAGTCCGGCTATTTGGCGAATAACGGTTATTTGCCATTTTAACAGGTAATCCACAAACCTCTTTCATATGAGCTATCCAGCAGGTCTTAACACTAAACCCATATTTGTTACTAATGAATTTTTGAATTTCTTTATAATACATTTTCATATTTATTTCTACTATTTCCCATAAAATATTATTTTTACTTTTTAAATATTCAGATTTATCAATTAAATTCTATTGATTTGATAAATATAATAAACAGTCAAGTTATTACTTGACTGTTTTTTAACTTATATTTTATTTAACCACAGCACCTTTTTTAAGCATTATTTTTTTATATCTTTCTGCTCTTTTTTCAAACATTGTTCCAATAGCAGACTGATTGAAAGTTACTTTAATACCCTTTCCCAATGCACTAATAGCAGTAAGTGCAACGCATCCTCCACCGTCCAAGCCAACAACTTCAATTTCTTTTATTCCCTTTTCTTCAAGAGCTTTTACTAATTCTGGATTTGTTAATGCATCGCCTTTATACTTTGTAAATATGTTATCAGACACAACATTAACTTCATCAACTACCTCAGATTCATATGTACCATCAAAAACTTTCATAGGAGCAAGCTTATTAATAAAATTATTTTTCAATAAATGACGAATATAAAATACATTTTCTTTTTCATATACAGCTATTCGTTCATTTACTGCTTTAATTAATTCTTCCCTATTATACTTAAAGATCTTTGCATGATTTTTTCCAACAAACGCATTTTGCATATCAATTACTAATAGTGCTTTTTCCATAGTTATCAATCCCTTCTACATTTATAAATATAATACAAGCCCCATCATCTTAAAAGTTAGTATAATTCAAACATTATATACTTATAATATTCAACAACCAACTTCTAAACATTTCACGGTATGATATATCATATCGTGATATAATCATTATATGTCATAATTTACTATTTGTCAAGAGTTTTCAAAGAAATTTATTAAACAACATACGTAAAAAAACATATAACAATTTATGGCATCTTACTTAATCAAAATATTTAAACAGTGATACATGGTCTTTTAATTCTATAAAACCATTCTTTTTATAGAAGTTATAAGCTGGGACTGTTCTTTCGGTTAGCAAGAAAATATGCGTTATTTTTTTACTTTTAGCATATTCTTCAATTTCTTCCAAAAACTTTGTTCCTAGTCCCTTTCCTTGTTTATCTGTCTTTATGCAGAATTCGATTATAAAATATTCCGTTCCCATGTGCCAATGAATAATACTCCCCATTGACAGCCCTATTAATTTATCATCTTCAAACAGTCCAATTGTTAAAGAATTTCTATTTCCCATTAGGTCTATCATGTACTCGTGAAGCTGTATTGGGTCGCTCCAATCATCATTCCAAGGTTCGTTTGTAAAAATCTCAACGAATAAAGATTTAATTTCTTCTATGTTTTCAATATTTAGTTCTTTAATAGTAATCAAATTATGTTTCCTCCATATTGTAAATATAAATTCAAAATATAAAACTATATAATTTATACTGTTTCAAATAAAGATGGATTTACCATTGGAATTATCAGCTCACAAATATCACCCTGAGCATCATATCCCCAAAAGCTTTGATAAAAACCATCTCCCAATCCTGAAGCTATCATTACCATTTTATGATTACTATCAGGATTTGTCCATTCAATAAAATCTCCGCCTTCACGTTGATAAGCTGGTAGGGAGTTATAACTTTCAGCAAAAAATTTTGCGAAGTAATCATCATAATGGTTTTTTCTCTCATTTTCACTATACCATTTATTTAGAAACTCTCTATATTCTTCCGCAACAACAGCATCACAAAATGAAACCATTCCAGCTTCCACAGGAAAACCTGAAATGTATCCATCAGAACATTTTGCAACAGCACTATCTTCTGTTGATTCAGCACATACATATTTTACAGCTTTAGTATTCTTAATTTTCAGTCTTGCAGTACACATACGTATGCCAATATATTCATTTCTGCATATTGATACTTCAACAGGATATGTAATACACCACTACAAAAAATTATTGAAGAGGATTTGATGCTATCAATAAAAGACCTTATATGAAAAGGCTTTTACTGGATACATTTGAAAATAAGTTAATGTCTGGTAAAAAGGAATAATCAAATGAGCTTGTTATAGTATTTAATCCAAGCAAAATCAATACTAAGCAACCTATAAGTTTAATAATAATTTTTATTCTTTCTATATTAATAACTGTTGCAACCCCAACACAAGACAGAGCAATATATAATGCATCAATAATTGCGATTGCTAAAGCAACTGATAGTGCGTATGTAAAACATATTTTGCTGATGTATTGAACACAAACAAACACATTGGCCCTATTGCAAATTGCAATAACATACCAAATTTGAAGCCTTTTAATATCATATAGTTACCTTTCAACGAATTAATTTCTGATGTTCATTATATGTTGCCATATCGCTCCTCCTCCGAGTTCTATACTTTGTATATTAATTATATCAAACCGAAAAGCGGAAAACAAGATAAGGCAGTTGTGATGTTTGTGTAGTGTGTTCATGTAGTGTGATTCAGTTCATATCCCCTGAGGAATAATTTCATCAATAGCATACTCACGCTTCGGTTTTGCCAAACCATTGAATTGCTTGTATATCTCCCACTGGTCGAGCAGATGGCCGATAGGCATCAGCCAGACCTCCTGCTCGGTGCGTTGGAGCAGAGACACACCGTAAAAAATCAGTCGGGCAAACGATTCTTCATCGCTTACCCGACCTTCGCGTTTTTTGAGGTGTTACATCCAGAGGGTTCTTCCTCGCTTTCAATATGGCGTTTGGTTCCTTTATACATGGCATCCATGATGGCATTCTTGTATTCACCCAACTCAAGCGGAGAAGTGAGCAGCTCCACAGCCTCCTCGGTCAGCAGTTCTTGTTTTTCGGCAGGGTTCTGAAGGTTGTGAATCAGTACCGACTGATTGGCAAGAAGTGTGATGAGCCAAACGATCTCATCAAGCGCCATCTCGAAGTTTTCTGACTTCATGAGTTTTTCGCCGAGATTGGAAAGTCCGCCGTATCTCCTGGCGATCTCTTTTGTAGCCTTGGTGGTGAGGAGCATCTCATACTCTTTACCGCCAATGTTGATAATTGCACTTCTGTCATTAGTCATTATTCAACACCTCCCGCAGCAGGATTAAAGACCGGTTCATAAACAGATGTGTACCAGCCGGTAATTACGGAAGCAGGGACGCTCGTGTCATCCTCATTGACCTCGGCTTTCCACGGATGCTTCCCATTTCCGTCAGTCTTATTGCGACGGAACACCGTGCCCTCAATGGTCGGTGTTGAAAAGGTGATGCTGTCGCCCTTGGTGGCGAGGTTTGTCGCCGGAATGCCGAATTTCACCCTGTAGAGCCAGAAGTATCGGTAATTTCCGTTTGCTTTTTTTGCACGGAAGCCTACGGCAACAGGAGCGCCGCCATCCTCACTTCCGGAAATAACGACGTGATTGTCGTCAAGCTTTGCACCCGTCAGATCCTCAGCGGCCGTCACACCGATATCATCGATTCCGAGGGAGAGTTTACCGCTCTTGAATTCCTTCACAACCTCAGCAGGCCCGTCGTCAGCATAA